AAGAGAACAAAGAAAGACGATGACTGACATACCTCCGTTTCCAAACAGCGTAAACGCACAACCTCCCAATCAAAAGCACCAGATCCAGAAGATAGAAGTAGATCGGATGCAAGCGCGAGAAACCAATCGGAAAAGTGAGGTGGTAACAACCTTCTACGATGCGAAGACGTATGTCTTCAAAAATGGCCAACTTAGTGAAACAACTCCAAAGGTAAGTGGCCAAAGGATCTTGGTGACGGTTTAGATGGCAAACAAAGGCGGCTCATTAGATCTAAATGAAGGCACAGCAATACGAATACCGCTGGCTAATCTCATCTCCCTATTGGCAGCAACGGCCGTTGCAGCCTGGGCGTATTTTGGTTTGATAGAGCGAGTCACATTTCTCGAACATGATATGGATCTACAACAAGTGGATGTTGAAGCCAACAGTGAGTTCAGAATCAAGTGGCCGCGAGGGGAGCTCGGTTCATTACCGGCTGACAGCCGGCAGGATCTCAAGATAGAATTGCTAGAAGAAACTGTCAGCAAGCTCCAGCAACAGGTCGAAGAACTCAAGGAAGAGAGGTATGAACGCAAAAAAATTGGAGCCTAAATCACGTTACTCTGAATACGACACAGACGGCGATGGTGTGGTGACAGATGATGAGCTATCGAAACATCAGGAGATGCTACAGCTTGAACTCCAAGAAGAAAAAGCAGATTCGCAAAGAAAGATGGCCTGGGTTGCTGTTATCAGTATGTGCGTTTTCGCTCTTTTGCCTCTTGCTCCTTTTGTCCCAGACAGTCGCTTGGACACCTTAGCCGCCCTGAGTGATATGCTGTTTTTGAGTCAAGCATCCATCGTTGGATTGTATTTCGGCGCCAGTGCCTACATGGCCAAGAAGCCTTGAGCTGGCAGATCAGTGCTGGGCTCGGAATCGTCTTAGCACTCACCCTAGGCGGCTTTAAACTCTACTACGACAAAGCGGAAGCAGAAAAAGAAAACTTATTAGTACAGGTGCGACAAGCCCAAGCCAATACTGAGCTGCTTGAAAAGACTGTAGCAAAACAAAACCAAGATCTCTTGGACCAACAACAGAGAACGAAAGAGGTGATGCAACGAGTCACTGAGCTTTCTGAGGAACACGCCAAGGCTGTAGAAGAGGTCAACGAGATCAGAAAAAAGTTCAGCAAACACAATTTGGATGTGCTTTCATTGCGAAAGCCAAAGCTCATTGAGAAGATAATCAACAATGGCACCAAGGGTGTGTTACAAAATTTGGAAACTATTACCGATCCTGCTAGTTCTTAGCGGTTGTTCTCTGTTACCATCCCGCACGACTTCTCCCAAAGTCCAACCAGTCGAAGTGGTTACGGTCGCGAAGACCCCAGCGAGGTATCACCCTCCACTCCCAAATGCCGTAGCCACTTTGCCTGTGGAGTGGACTGTTCTTACCCCCGATACAATGTCAGAATACCTCGAAGATTTACGCGAAGGTAACGCACCCACAAACTCTTTTTACGGATTGACCACCAAGGGATATGAAAACCTTTCTCAAAATATGGCAGAGGTTACTCGATATATACGACAGGTTTTATCCATCATTGAGTATTACCGCGGCGTCGATGAAGAGCAGGAGGAACAAAATGAAAACGAGTGAAGAAGGAATCGCACTAATAAAAAAGTTTGAAGGTTGTGAGCTGAGCAGCTACCAGTGTTCTGCCGGTGTGCTTACGATTGGTTACGGACACACGCTAGGTGTCCAGGATGGAGATACCTGTACACAGGAAGAAGCCGAAAGCATGCTCAAAGATGACTTGGGTGTTTTTGAGGAAGCGGTCGATCGATTGGTCAATGTAGAGTTAGAGCAAAACCAATTTGACTCTTTAGTTGCATGGACCTTCAATCTAGGTGAGGGCAACCTACGAGAATCTACTTTGTTGAAAATCCTGAACGAGAAAAATTACAGTGGAGTGCCAGAGCAAATTAAAAGATGGAATCGAGCCGGCGGTGAGGTTCTTGATGGTTTGATCAGACGCCGAGAAGCAGAAGCACTATTGTTCGAGGGCAAGCCCTGGGAACATGTCTGAGGTAGCACTCAAAGATTTTGACATACTCTCTGATGCCGATAAGGCAGAGGCGATGGCCCTGCTCAATCGGTACAACGCCCTGGAGAAACAAGAAGGTTGTCAGGAAGATTTCATATCGTTTGTCAAAAGCCAGTGGCCTGATTTTGTAGAGGGCAGACATCACCGAATCATTGGTGAGAAGTTTAATAAGATCGCCCAGGGCAAACTGAAAAGATTGATTGTATGTTTGCCACCCAGGCACACCAAGTCAGAGTTTGCTAGCACCTACTTCCCAGCTTGGATGATGGGACTCCGAGGCAATCTCAAGATAATCCAGACTACGCACACGGCTGAGCTGGCTGTAAGGTTTGGCCGTCGAGTCAGAAACATTATTGACTCGGATGAATACCAAGAGGTTTTTCCGAAACTCAAGTTAGAGGCAGACAACAAGTCAGCCGGCCGCTGGACTACAAACCAAGGCGGTGAATCTTTCTATGCTGGTGTGGGTGGAGCCATTACTGGTCGAGGCGCGGATCTTCTTATTATCGATGATCCCGTTTCAGAACAAGACGCCTTGAGCCCTACTGCTATGGATTCTATCTACGATTGGTACACCTCCGGTCCTCGGCAACGTCTACAGCCTGGGGGGATCATCGTCATAGTCATGACGCGATGGAGCACTAAAGACCTGGTTGGCAAGGTGCTCAAAAAGCAAGGCGACGATTATGCAGATCAGTGGGATGTCGTAGAGTTCCCCGCAATCATGCCTGAGTCTGATGAGCCTCTCTGGCCTGAGTTCTGGAAAAAGGACGAGCTGCTCGGAGTAAAAGCATCTCTACCTATCGGCAAATGGAACAGCCAGTGGATGCAAAATCCCACTGCCGAGGAAGGCTCGATCGTCAAGAGAGAGTGGTGGAGAGTCTGGGAGGACGATGACATACCGCCATACTCTTATGTAATCCAGTCTTACGATACGGCTTTTAGTAAGAAGGAAACCGCTGACTACTCTGCTATTACCACCTGGGCCATATTCCAGCCGCAAACTGACGGGCCTGAACAAATCATTTTGTTGGATGCCCGGAGGGTGCGTTTGGATTTTCCCGATCTGAAAAAGATGGCTTGGGAGGAATACAAATATTGGCAACCCGATTGCGTCTTGATAGAAGCGAAAGCGTCAGGCACTCCGCTGACTCACGAGCTGAGAAGGATGGGTATTCCAGTGACTGCCTACACACCATCTCGCGGTCAGGACAAAATCGCTAGAATGAATTCGGTAGCACCCATTTTTGAAAGTGGTATGGTATGGGCTCCAGATAGACCATTTGCGGAGGAAGTGGTCGAAGAGATGGCATCATTCCCATA